CAAGATTTTTTATTTTTAGAAAATAGAGATAGAAAATATGAAACAGATGTATATAATTTAAGAGGTATATACAGTGTATCTGATACAGACTTTGATCTTAGTCAATTTGGATTATTTTTAGCAAATGATACATTGTTTATAACATTTCATGAAAACGATATGTTAAACAATTTAGGCAGAAAACTTATGGCAGGTGATGTAATTGAATTACCTCACTTAACCGATTTTAGTGCTTTAGATGAAAGTGTTGAATTAAGTTTAAAACGTTATTATGTAGTGCAAGAAGGATCAAGACCCAGTGAAGGATTTAGTCCAACTTGGTGGAGTCATTTATGGCGAGTAAAATGTGGTCCACTAGTAGATTCACAAGAATATAATGATATCTTAAATTTAATACAAAAAGACAAAGATGGTAATGATACAACAAATACACTACGTGATTTACTATCAACATATAACAAAGAATTAGAAATAAGCAATAAAGTTGTTGAAGCGGCGGAAGCGGAAGTACCTGAAAGTGGATATGATACAAGTAAATATTATATTGTTCCTACCGGTCCAGATGGTACTCCATTAGAACCTAAAGGTATAAACGCAGATGATACAAATTATAATGCAGATAATATAGATGCAAGTGCAGACGCAAGAAGAATTACGCCTCAAAATACAAATGCCTATAGTGGATATTTAGTAGGAGATGGTCTTGCTCCTAATGGAGAAAATGTAACAATGGGTACGAGTTTTCCTAGTGATTCGCAAGAAGGTGACTACATTTTAAGATTAGACTTTTTACCAAACAGACTATTTAGGTATAATGGTAATAGATGGATCAAAGTAGAAGATGATGTACGCAGTAAGTTAACTCCTGGAACTGGAAACACACTAAGAGATGGATTTATTAACAACACAAAAACTTTTACTGCAGATGATAACTCGGTTGCTAAACAAAGACAGTCACTTAGTGACGCTCTTAAACCTCGAGAAGATTAATGGATTGTTGCACTAGAAAAAGAAGTAAAAAAGATTTATTGTTTTTGCCTATGGCAATTTTAAGCACAGTAATAGGGTTTTGTTTATTACTAAGTGTTGAAATGGGCATAGCATATGCACTAGGATTTTTATAATGCCACAACAGTTTTTTTATGACGAACAAATAAGACGTTTTTTATTGCAGTTTATTCGTGCCTTTAGTAATTTTCAGGTAGAGTATGGTAAAGATAGTAATGGACTAACAACACTTCAAACTGTGCCAGTCAAGTATGGTGATGCTACACGTATGGTTAGTAGTATACTACGTGAAAATAGTGAAAATAAAATAATACCTACTCCAATGATTGCATGTTACATAACAAATTTAAACTATTCTCCGGAACGTAGACAAGATCCAACATTTGTTGACAAAAAACATATACGTATGCGAAAGTTTGATACAAATACAAATAGTTACACTACACAACAAGGTAATGCATTTACTATAGAAAGAATGATGCCAGTGCCATATATACTACAGATGAGTGTAGATATTTGGACTAGTAATACAAATCAAAAATTACAGTTATTGGAGCAAATTTTAGTATTGTTTAATCCTGCATTAGAAATACAAAGCACTGATAATTACTTAGATTGGACTAGCCTTAGTTATATAGAATTAACTGGTAACCAATGGAGTAGTAGAGCAGTGCCAGTTGGTGTAGACGAATCTATTGATATCAGTACATTAACATTTGATGTACCAATATATCTAAGTGCTCCTGCAAAAGTTAAAAAATTAGGTGTTATTAATAAAATTGTAGCAAGTATATATGATGATGCTGGAGGAATTGCTGATGGTGTTATAGATGGATCTATACTAATGGGTACAAGAATGAAATTTACACCTATGAACTATGGTATTATCTTGTTAGGAAATACAGTGCAAATCCTTGACAGAAACGAAACCACAACAAATAAAGTTGATTATGATCCTCTAAATGATCCTCCAACTAAAATAGGCGATGATGATGTAAGTTGGGCCGCACTGATAAATCAATACGGAGAATTACAAAGTGGTATTAGTCAATTACGTTTAGAGGCAGGAAGTGCTGAAATAGTAGGAACTATTGCTTTTCATCCTAGTGATCCTCATAAACTTTTGTTTACCGTACAGTCTGATACAATACCTACAAATGATTTACCAGCAGTTACAAAAATAATAAATCCATTAAAAAGTGCACCTGATGCGGGTCTTGCAACCGCTGCTCAAGGACAAAGATATTTGATACTAAATGCAATCGGTAGTAGTGAAAATACAGATGGTCCAGATGCTTGGGGTGATTTGATTGCTGATGCCAATGATATTATTGAATACAATGGCGTAAATTGGCAAATTGCTTTTGATAGTAGTGCAGAAAAAGGCATACATTATCTTACAAACACCCATACTCAATTGCAATATAAATGGACTGGTAATGAATGGATAAAGTCCTATGAAGGCGAATACAAGGCAGGCGATTGGTCTATAGTTTTATAATAAGTGTATTTTTAGCATTTGTGCCAATGAATATAGAACCTAGTGAATTAGTTCTTACTGGCGGAAAAATTTATCAACCTAAAGAAAAAAATAATCATTATGGTAAACGCAATCAACTTACAAGACAACAAAAATTACATCAAGGAATAACAGACAAGAAAAAATATACAACCTGTAGATTAAGGAAAAGACTTAAATCAAGGTCAACAGGTAGACAAGCATGTATATATGAAGGCGGTAACAAAACATATACGTTAATGTATGAAGATAAGTGTCCTAGACAGTATAAATGCGTTTATAATCCATATGGGACAGAACCAAACATAGATGACGTAATAGATAGTTTAAATTCAATAAAAAAATAATTATGAGTAAATCAATAAATCAAAGTGTAGGAACACTTTTTTTAAGTAAAACAACTAAAAGATATTTGTTCGTTTTAAGAAGCGGAGCAAAGTATGATAGCACTTGGGCATTTGTTGGTGGTAAAGTAGAAAATAACGAAACTGAATATAATGCACTACAACGAGAAATAGTTGAAGAAATAGGATTTATGCCATTAGTGCTTAAAACAATACCTGTAGAAAAATTTACAAACAGTAAAAATAATTTTACATACACAACTTATGTATGTGTCATACAAGAAGAATTTGTACCAAAATTAAACAAAGAACATAAAGGTTATGCTTGGAGTAAAATAGATAGTTGGCCTAAGCCATTACATCCAGGAGTATTTACTACTTTACAAGTAGATGAGATAATCACAAAAATTAAAACAATAGAAGACCTAATGTGCGACAGCACCTAATGATGCTAGATTATAATACTGTAATTTTGTAATTTCTTTGACATTAGGAATCCAATTATATTCTTCTGGCATCAAACCTAAATATTTTGCTACATAATAAAATTCTACATCATCATATGTGTGAAATATTCTTGAACAATCACGTACAAATTTATCGTTTGCTCCTTGTACGTTAGCATCTTTATATGCTTCATGTTGTTGATAATATATATTATCGTCTGGACTTGTATAACCTGTCATACCTAATAGAAAGATTTTTTTATGACCATCTGCACATGCTAGTCTTAACGCCAATGCTCCTGCACCTGCAGGTTTGAAGTGTGGATATAAATGAAAACTTTTACTATGATTCAAAATATTTTTTACATTGCTAAAAACTATGTTATCATTTCCATATCCATTTTTAGCAATATCATCGCATATACTTTTGTTTGTACAGATTAAAAAATCAGGTGAAAAATCTTTGTATAGTAAATTACAACCGTATGTTTGTCCAACGCTTTTTACACCATCTTTACCGCCAGTTTGTCCATACTTTAAAAGGTTAAGATCATAACCTTCTCTTGCTTTGCTATTTCCTATTACATGAGCAGTACCACTGTGATCTTCGTTGAAAACAGTTTTATCAACCCAAATCATACTATCTGGATTGTTTTTTTCTTTCCAATTTGTGTTTTGAGAAACTGTTTCGCCTAAGTAGTCTTTAGTATAAAACTTTATAGACATATTATATTTTTCCTACGACTACCTCAATTATACCTGTAGAGGCACCGTACTTATCTTCTAATGCTTTGCCAATTACACTTCCTGTCATAGGATTACTTTCATCTTTCCATGCTTCAGCATGTCCTGGTGTATCACTAGCAACCATTAAATCGCCTTTTCGTATTTCACCTATTACTTTACAAGGGACACGACCTATAAGTCCGACTGCTACACCTTCAACATCACTGTTCATTAAATATGCAGGATCTGTGGAAACTATGCCTGCAATACGTTTATCATATTTTTTTGTGCATTCAGTAACTTCATTATCGCCACCGAATACTAATACAGTGCCAGGTTCATAATCATTATCACTTATATATTTTTCTGCTAAGTCAGCGTATTTTGCAGTACTAGCAGTTGTAGTAGCATTTGTTACTGCAAGTGTTTCAGTACTAGGATTAAAAGTAAGTGTGCCACCATCATATTTTACTGCAGATAACGCACCTGATGTAGTTGCCGCAAAGTATATGTTAAAAGCAGTATTGCTACTATTATCTTGTGATACAAGACTTCCTACAGTACTGCCGCCTGCAGTACTACCATCATGCACTCTAATTTGATTAGTATCTGTATCAATACTTAATTCACCAGCCGCACCTGTGAAACTGTTATTTTGACTAGTTGTTCCTCTTCTAAATTGAAAGGTTGTTGGCATATTTAACTCCTATACGTCTTATTTATCATGTTAATGCACCCATATCAAAAGGTCCGTTAGTCTGTCCAACTGGATCCATTAAACTAAACACACTACCTAAATTTACTCCAAATGCATCTGTACCACTTGCTTCAAAAGGTGTTTCTTGCGAAGTTTGTGCAACATTGAAACTTAAATCAAAATCACTACCGTCACTAGCAGGACAAGTTGTAAATGTACTGTTAGGAAAACTACTTCCACTACCGCCACCACCACTATTATCAGTCCAACTAAGCGTACCAGCACCGTCTGTTTTTATAATTTGTCCATCAGTGCCATCTGTATTAGGAAGTGTCCAAAGCACACTACTTGATATAGTAGCAGGTGCTTGAAATCCTACATAATGACTACTATCTGAATCATAAAACTGTAGATCTGCTTGTGCTTCTAAACTTACATTTCCTGTAAGTGTAGTAGTACCTGCAACACTTAAATTTGTACTGTTTAATAATTGAAAACTATCTGAACGTAATCTTGCAGTAATTACATTTGATCCTGCTTTTTTATTGGCAAATTCAATTAATCCATCTTCAGTGCCATCACTTGCATCTAGTATTTTACCAGTTATTTTTGCATAAACATTCTCTTGGTCTGCGTCATTTTCACCTTTAAATTTTATTTGTCCTAAATAATCTGCATCAGCAGGACTACTACTGTTTCTTTTCAAAGTTATTACAGGCCCAGCACTGCTTGAATCTTCCGTTGTTGTAATTAGTAATGCATCATCTGTTGAAGTATTTGAAATTGATACACCCGTGCTTGTTGTTGAAAAAACACTTGTACCATTATGATATAAATTTACTGCACCACCAGTGTTAAATTCAGCCATATATTGACCATTAGCACCATCCCATACATTTACTTCTGTACCATTTGATTGTAAAGATAGGTTTCCTGTGCCTGCATCTTTTACGACTGAATTACTTCCATTGTGTAACAAAACTAAATCACTATCAGCACCTAATGTTATTTGTTCATTATCACCAAGATGTACACCATCAGTTACAAGAGTACCAGTAAGTGTTGCACCACTTGAGGTTGTTACAAATTTTGTATTTGTAGAATGTTTAAGAGTAACTCCACTATTACCACCATATATTTCTGTTCCTGCAAAAGCACCTGTGCCTGATTGTCCAAACTGTAACGCAGAACCCCAAGTAGCATCTACAATCGTTCTAATAAAACCATTCTCACCTAATACAATTCTATCTCCACTATGAACAGCAATAGCAACATCTGTTGCAGTGTCAGTGCCACTTGAACCGGGAGGGTCATAAGTTACACCACCTTTACCCTCTATTATACCTGCATCTAATTTACCAGTAACTGTTGCACCATCAGATGTGGTTTCAAACTTTTTTACGTCATCATGGTAAATCTCTACCGCGCCATTGGCAGTGGCTGTGATAAATTCTTCTCCTGATCCCGCTTCTATACTAAGACTTGTTGCTTGTATTTTTAAATCACCAGTACCTTGCTCTCTTATAAAACTATTAGAGCCATTGTGAAATATTTTTAAATCACTACCAGTGCCAAAAAATAAATTTTCATTATCAGGAAATGTAACA